TCAAAGCCCGTCGCCAGGCGTTATGTAAATAACCGCGTTTCCAGATGACGTGATTCCTGTGAAATACGCATTTGGCACAAACGATAGAATTTCATCCGTGTTAGGCAGCAAGGGCAAAGCCAGACCAGTTGTTGTTACAACCGTGGCATTGTTGCTTGCGTCAGACGATGCCGTGCCATAACCCAAAAACACCGTAACCGTACCAGAGTTAATGATACGGTATTGGTTGCCGCCAAGCGTGGAGGAAATGCACTGAACGGGAGTAGGAGCTGCTACGTTGGCCGTAAACGCAACCGTGTTTCCCGTTCGGGTAAAAGCGTTAATGCCCATTAGCTATTCTCCACAGGCAAATCGCCTAATTTTAATTCTGGTTTTAAAGGTTCAATAATTATTTTTCCGTTTGAATCTGTCCAATCGGTATTGATAATATGAGGATCTTGACGTTCAGCAATCACCATCCAACTAATAGTGGCGGTTGATGATGGATTTTGACAAGTTATTGTTAATTTATTTCCCAAAACAGATCCTTTTACGGCATCCCAATCTGTTTCATTAGTAGTAAAACATTGAGCTTCACGACAAAGAACCACAAAAGTACCTTCTGTCATTCCTGCCGACTGATCTATATCAACGGTTGCTGTTCCGTTAACAAGCGTAATTGTTCCTCTATAAATTAAATCAATTCTTGGGCCTTCAATAAATGAATGCACTAATTGATGGGTTGAATTTAAAGAAGGAAGGGGATGTTCAATTCTAAAAGAACCAGAACCTTTTGAAATACTACCAGCAAAAACGGCTGAGGTTGTATTGAAATTCATAAAACTTAAATTTGTTTGGGCACTTCCACTAGAAGTCAAACCACGAAATGTTAACCCCTGCGTGCTGCCATTGTTACCGCTAGTATCTGAAAGGTTTATAAACATGGTTGTAGAGCTGGGTTGTTGCCAGCTAATTTCTTGACCATAATAATTAAAGTTTCGAGTATCAGATGCTCCAATACCAATTAAAAAATGCCCAGAATTAGTTAATCTCATGCTTTCAGAAGAACTTCCACCAAACGCTAAATAAGGAGAATCTCCAGCTTCTATATAAGCATTTTGAGAAGAAGCGCTGTTATTTGTAAATTGTACTCTTGATTTAGTTGCTGTTGAATTTGATCTTATTCTTTGAGCAAATCCATTTGTGGTATCAGAAGAAACAATATCTAAAATATATCCCGCAGAAGTTGTTCCTATCCCAACATTGCCTGACGTGTTAATTGTCATGGCTGTTGTTGTGCCATTTGTTTGAAATGTCAAAGAAGATGCGCTGTTGTGGGTTGGAGCGGTTAATGTAGTAATAGTTGCGTTACCACTAGCAATAGAAACATTGGCAAGCGTCAAATTATTGACAGTGGTAATTGTGTTGCCAAGCTGAACCGCCGTGTTGCCAATTGTAATGGCGGTGGCAAAATTATTGTCTAATTGAGACAACGGAATGCTTGATGTGGCATTACCAAAAGTGTACGGGACGGCCATTAGAACCTCGCTCTGAGTTCGTATTCCATTTCAAACGTATTATAGGTGAACGCTGCGCTATTGGAAGTCAGCGTTAACCCCAGATATTTACCATATTGTTGTGCGTCAGACTTGTACAACTGATAGCCAGAACCACCATACCAGCCAATCGCGGTGCTAGAGTTGTTCTTCCAACCAATTGTAGTGCCAGAATTATTGTACCAAGTTACCACATTTGTCAGAGAATATGTAGGGCTTACGTTGGACTGGCTGTCCACGGTCACATTCAAAACCAAACCGTTGGTCAAGGTGGCTTCAATGCCCATTTTCAGGGCTTGTTTGTCCCTGATAACATCTGTTAACGGCCACAAAGCTGTTTGCACGTTAGAGTTAATAGCAGCAGTTGAACTGCTGTATAATTTGACCAGATTGGTGCCGCCGGTGCCGTACATGCTGATACCGTTCACCAAAGGTGCGGATGTGATGTGCGTCAACGTGCCTTGGCTTGTCAAAAACCACTTCTTATCAAAGAAAACAGCCTGCAAAGGCCGCGCACCTTGCACCGGATCATTATAAGTAAAATTGAATGCAGCGCACAAAATGTTGTTTAACAACACCTGACCGCCAGAAACGGGCTGTGTAAAGTCAATTAACGGGAAAATACCGTCAAGAGGGTCTGATAATTTGGTCGTGGTAGCACCGACAAGGGCGTACACACCATAGTCGTTCATGAACAATAATGACCGGAAATACGGGAAAATTGCTTCAATGCGACGTGATCCAACAGATGCCGACACGTTGGTGTTGGTAAAAGTAGTCAGACCAGTCGTTCCAACGCGCACGTCCGAGAACACGTTAATCGAGTCGTCACCGAACACATACAAGAAGTTGTTAGCCGAAATCAGTGCCGTAATCTTGCTGTGCAGCGTGTCGTCTTGCAGATTCAAGTTACCGGCAGAGACCGTTACAAAGTCATTGTAGGAACCAGCCGCCGAGTAAAATACGGTACGCCCCTGTGCAATCCACACACGGCCTTGAAACGAGGCAATGTCCACGCTGTTGTCAGATGTGACAACGCCTGTAGCTGCCGCGTTGTTACCAGATCCACCAGAAAAGGTAATTGTAGGAGCTGATGTGTAACCTGCTCCTGGATTAGTCACAACAATCTGCGTCACAACGCCGCCGTTAACGATGGCATTTGCCGTTGCATTTGTACCACCGCCAGGAGCTGCTGTAATGTTAACTGTTGGAGCCGACGTATAACCCGTACCACCGTTGCTTATAACGATTCCTATTGCGCCCGTGTTAAACGTCAAGAAACCTGCAACCGCCGTAGCATTATTGCCGCCACCACCGCTAATTGTAACGGTTGGTGTAGCCGTGTAGCCACTGCCAGGGTTGGTAATCGTAATGGCAGACACCAAACCAGATCCAAGCACAGCCGTTGCAGCAGCATTTGAGCCACCACCGCCCGTAATTGTAATGCTCGGCGCAGATGTATATCCAGATCCGGGGTTCGTTATCGTAATTGCAACGACGTTACCGCCAGAAATGGTCGGTGAACCCTGTGCTTGTACACCAAATTGGCTTGCAGGAGGCGCAATTGTAACCGTTGGAAGGGACGTATAACCCGATCCAATGTTGGTTACTTGAGCACTAATAATGGTGCCAGATGCGTTAGAAATAGAGGCCACAGCCGTTGCTTGCACACCATTTGTCTGATTCGGTGCGCTAATTGTGACAGTCGGCACTGTCGTATAGCCAGATCCGGCATTTGTAATGCCAATCGTGCTAATACAACCAACGGTAATTAAATCCGTTCCATTCCAAGTAGAATAACCTTTGGACGGATCGCTTATGATGATTCGGTCGTTCTTCCACTGCCTGACGCGCACGCCAGATCCAGAAAATGTGCCGGCAGCAGCCAAATTTCCTTTAGTGCCGGACGTAATGTTGTAATACTGGGCAGAACCGTCCGAATCAAACGCAAAGATGTAATCTGTGTTGTTAATGTTCCAACTGGTCAGCGTCGAAACCGCGCTGTTCCACGCCACGTTAGTACCACTAATAGTGACGTTGGCTACTTGAGGCACAACCTTTAGATTTCCAAAGCCAATTGGCTGGACGTTTTCAATCCAGCTAAACTCCTCATCGGCGATAGCAGTGCGGTTGGCTTTCGTGTTAAGTGCCTTGAAAGCCTTAACCACCTGATATTGTTTGCGTTGCTCAGGTGATTTTTCTGCCATTAGTATGGCCTCGAATAAGGATCAGGCATACGTCTGGTAAACGTAGTGGACTCAAGATTGAGCATCTTGGCCTGATACTGGTTCTTGAACAGTTCGGCTTCGCCGTAAGATTGTTCTTTAAACTTGGCAACGTGAGCCGCGTAATACGGCACAGGATCTTGCCACGGAGCCGGAATGTTTTGTTCTACATCCGACAAGTTGACCAAGTTTGTTGGTTCAACAATTGTGTCAATTTCCATTGAATAATTTTGATCTGGCACAGGCGACAAATAAAATGATTGTGCGCCATACATGCTGTAAGCTATTGGACGGCCTACATAATTCTGCCAGAACCGTAATTCTGCGTTAAACTGCGTCCAAGGCAGATAGCGTAATGGTATACGCGTGTTGCCCCAATACAGATTGATATTGATAATATCCATCGTCAGGTTGCCTTGTGGCATACCCGCCAAGAAAGCCTGAGCAGCACCACCAGATCCGTTACCGTCTGAACTGGTAATCGTCACAGTCGGCGCGGTCGTATAACCTAAGCCTGGGTTCACAAGATTGATGCCGGAAATAGCACCCGCCGTGTTAGAACCATACGTTCCAGTTTGGCTAATCGTGGCAGTCGCAGTTGCGTTATTGCCCGTCGGAGAAGCCGTCAAACTAATGTTGGGAGCAGCCGTGTAACCGGAGCCGGCGTTAGTGACCAGAATGCCGGACACATAACCTGCCGTGTTGTCAAACGTGTACAACTCTTGGTTCTGCACAGCAACAGTGTTTTGAATAATACGGTTAACGCCCGTATCGCGGATCAAGCGATTGCGAGCGTTATTAATGTCATCCGTGAGTTCGGAATCGGACCAGAAATTCGCGTTAGCGTCGTGCAGAAGCCTGCGCGTCAATGTGATGTAAGTTTGCAGAGTTGTAGCCATAATACACCGACATCACTTTAGTCCTTTCCCCTTCCCCGCCGCGACGCAGGGAAGGGTACTCGTTCTACCACTGGGGACGTATTGTGGTAGGTCTGAGGCTGGGTATCAGAGATTACGAACTTATCGAGACGCTCCAGAGCTTTAGGAACGTCAGTCGCAAACTTTGTCCAGCCAAGCCTAACCAGGACGGGCATCTTGTCTTCGACGCCATATCCAAAGATAATTCGGGCAACATCCTCAGGCACCTCTAAAGTTTTACCGGGAGGAAAGGAGTAAGCCTTCCCGTCCCAGTTACTAACAAAAAAGTCTTCGCCTGTGTTTGTTACCCAGACCATTAGAATACTACAACATCGCCGTAGACAGAGATAAACACTGCTGCGTTTGCTACGCTGGTGTTGACGTTAACGAACAAGGCATTAGCCGTGTACGAAGTCGTCGCTGCGTTAGCGGCCAAGGTCAAATCCTGATACGTCAAGTTTGAAGTGACGTTCGTGATTGTCTGGGCGTTAGCAACAAGGTTACCGCCGTCGTTGGTTGTACCAATCGAAATGTTAGCCGTTGCAGCGTTAGGAGCTGCACCACCTGCAATGTTCGAACAGTTAGCAACCGTAATACGACGAATGACGTATTGCGTGGTGCCGCCCGTCCCACCCTTGAGGATGGGAAGAGCGACCACAGCATTACCTGTAGCAGTCAATGAAATCGGACCTGCGTTGGTAATCCGGAAATTACCAAAGCTGTCTTGTGTATTTTGACCTACTGAATCAGGATTAGCCATTGGTTAGTACCCCTTTAGGAAGCGTTATACTGACCAGTAGCGTTCTGACCACCATCAACCGTGTACAACGTGACCGTCTGCGAACCAGTGGTTGCGTTTGCACGGACGTTCCAACCGTCCGAGAAAAGCGTGCCACCAACGTTTGCAGCGATAAGCGTCGTCCAAGCGTTTACGTTTGACGCACCGGTGTTGATCTCAATCGTGACGTTACCCGTCGGAGGAAGGAGATAAAGACCAGCTGGCACAAACTGAGCAGAGGAAACGCCGGCGTTCATAGCCGTTGCGTTACCAATACCTACGTTTGAAACCGCAACCGTTTGGAAATAAGCAGCAGCCTGGTTTGTTAGTACGTTACTAACAAGGATTTTCTGAAGACCTAAAGACATTTGCTATCTCCTTACAGCGTGAGCGAGTTGTAGCCCGTCACCTTGGTCATTGCCTTAGGCTTGGTGTTCACCAACTCAGCGATGGTGAGAACCGCACCGACATAACCAATCTGCCAGTTAGGAAGGGTAGACTCGAAGCCCGTGAACACGAACTGGCCCTGCTCATGGATGTAGAGCGAGAGGTAGTTGGTGTTGAGGAGATAGAGCGTGCCTTCTGGGCAGTAAGGATCTGGGTAAATAGGAACGCCAGCAACCATGAGAGCGCGGAACGCAGCCTGTGGGCCGTTTGCATCGCCGTCGAAGCCGGAGCCTGGGGTGATGACATATTGTTCCTGACCAACATAGTCCTGAGCAAGAAGCGTCCAGGTACCAAAGCCACAGACGCCGAAGGTTGGTACTTCCGCACCCTTCTTCACTGTGCCAGAGATATACTGAAGAACGTTCTGACGGGTTGGGTTAACCGAACCGGCTGCATAAACCTTCGACTGCCACCATGAGTAGGTCGAGCGGTTGATGTTGCCGTAGGTACCAGCACCAGAGGTCGTGCCATCGTCAACAGCCGCTGGGAGACCAATGAACTGCTGAGTGTTCGACGTGTTGTTGTAAAGCGAATAGGACATAGCGTCCATCATCACGTTAGTCGCGTCGTTCATACGCGCTTCGATCAATGGAATGATCGCATGATCTTGCTGTACAACGCCTTCCATTCCGAGGAACGGAACTGGCGTAATCATGAGCTTCAGATCGAACTCAGCGTTAAACGCACCCTGCTGAACGGCAGGCTGGTTGAACGAGCCGGAATAATCCGACCACTGAGCGTTCACGAACTGAGCGCCTTGAACGGGAACTGTAACGGACGATACACCGCCCGTGGCAGTCTGAGAATTGGCAATCAGCGCAGCCATAAGCGGGGTGCTATTGTAGAGTTGCACCACCAACTTCGGAATAAACGCACGCCGTGTGACGTACGTTAATTCGTTGTACTGCGAAGTGCCGGTTGCGGGTACTATACCACCACCAATAGCCATCGCTTACTTCCTTTGCTTTGTTAAGTCCCCAATCAAAAACCAATCGGGCGAGGATTCTTCCTCAGTTCCGTCAAGGCTTTTGCCGCTTCGTCACGAGCCGCTACCACGGGGTTTACTCTGAATTTTGCCAGCGTGTCGCGTGCTGACTCGTTCATGAACGATCTATTAAACACTTGCGGCGACGTAGGTGTCGCAGAAGTCTTCATATACTCGTAGTAATCCGCAGCCGTGTCGTGATTTGTAATGCCCTTTTCGAGCATAACCTTTTCAATCTCTGCAACGTCCTCTTCAGACTTTGCTTTGCCCTTTTTAACCAAGGACTGACGCCGTTTTTCTAGCTCTTCAAGGGCTTCTTTTTCCCTCAATTTGCCTTCTAAAACCTGATTTCGGGCTTCATATTCAGCAAAACGAGCGTCTACTTGGTCTTTAATGTCGATTGCGTCGATTGTTAAGTTTGGCTTAACTTTCTTCGTCAAACGCAGAAAAGAGTCGCGTGTATCAGGGTTTTCGGCCAATTGACGGGCCAAAAGCGCTAATTCATCGCGGGCATCGGGTGTGAGATCTTCTAATGAAGGCATTGTTGTCCCCTATCCTTCGGTTTAGATAACTTTTTTGCCGTCGCCTGGTGGCTTGATAGCCATCTGGTTCTTGTTGCCAATCTTGGATGCGCCATCAAGGCCACCAAGGTGGGCGTAACGTGGCGTGTTAACGACTTGACCGTTAACCTGCTTGTCGGTTGTTGCATTGCGGGGTGCCGATGCGCCCCGTGGCTTAAAGAGTTCCATGTTTGTTTCCTTACATTGGAGGCATTGCAGGAGGGGCACCAGCCGGAGCGCCGCCGCCCGCAGGCATTGGAGGAGCACCAGGAGGGTTCATCAAGCCGAGATTTGGAGGAGCGCCAGCAATCATGCGAGAACCGGGCGTACCGCCACCGGCTTGAGGAAGGTTTTGAAGAAGCTGAAGAATCTCAGCGTTCTGTAACTCACCGGCCTTTTGCTTCTTAGGGCCGAGAACGGTGGTTAATGCCGAGATAGCATTGATGAGTTTTTGCCCTTCTGGGCTTTCGGAACCGATGGCTGGGAGCGCCTGCTCAATCAAGTCCATCGCCATTGAGACGTTGACGAGAGCGGCTTCTTTAACACCAGCTTTAGGTTCAGGAGTAGACATGGGGGTAGGCATGGGAGGCGGGGATGCAGGAGGAGCGTCACCAACGGAAACGCCACCGGGAGTTGCTCCACCGGTGCCTTGCATAAGTGCCATGATGTCTGCGTTATCTGCCATGTTACATCCTTAGAATAATCGACGGGGTATTTTCGGCTTCCCCCCCGTCAGGGAAGTCGCCTAAGAAACGGGTCTATCCCGTTTGTTAGTTAGCGACGTGCCTTACGAGCCTTGCGACGCATGATGCGCTCCTATATTTGAGTGAGGGGGAATTGTGAAAAGCGTTAATCAACGCTTTGCCTTACGACCTTTACGACGAGCCATGCTTGGCCTCCTATTGTACGAGTGAACGTCCCCAACTTACTTGCGCTTGCCCCGACGGGAGCGCTTAACTGATTTATACGCCATAATTAGCCTCTTGTATATGACCTACTAGATGTTGTGCGTGGAGCAGCAGACCGCATACCACTAATTCTGTAATCTATTGTAACGGGTTTTGGATCTCTAGACAAGGAGCCTACGGAAGCCCTCGGCTGATCGCCCCGTACTGGGTTAATTTGCTGACCTTTTGCCATATTAACCTGCCTTTTTAGGTGCTGGTGCGCCGCCGCCCTGAGACTGAGCTGCCGCTGCTTTGGCCTCTAAACCCTTGAGGCGCTCCTTGAGAAGCTGCTTCATTGGTGGGTCAAGCAAGTCAATCAGGCTTTCTTTATCAATCGCACCGGCTTTGAACAGGTTGAAAGCCAACGAGCGCAGATCTTCCATGAAGATAGGGCTGTTCGAGTGCGCGTCTACCTTGACTACATAGTCCTTGGTAAACTGGGCAGGGATAAACTTGCCGCCTTCCGTGTCCTTGAGCGTGGACGGATCGTAAGCCTGCATCAGCTTGAGATACAGGGTTGCCATCTTTTCCAAAGCATCTTCCACAACCAAAGCACGTTTCTTGGCACGCGAAGATCCGAGACGAGCAAGCTGAGACGCATGGCCTGCCGAGCGCACGCCCTGTTCGCCACGACCTGACAGAACGGACGATATACCGGACGTTTCTTCAAACATCGAATCAATTTCTTTAAGCTGTGCATAAAGATCTTGCGGAATGTTGGGTGCCAGACGTTCTGCTTTTGCGTTCGGCATATCGGACGACAGCAAGCCACCTGCACGGTTCAGCGCAAAGTTCTTTTCGTCCAAGATGCCGGTAAAGCCGGTCAGGGCCGTCGGTGGGTTAACTTGCTTGGACAACAGATCCAAGATTTCCGTCATGCGCCGGTTACGCATCTGCTGAAGGTAAATCAGCTTGGAAACCTCGGATTGCCCCCAGTAGTAATCATATTGTGGGTTAGGCGTGATCTGCACAAATGGCAGCTCGCCTTTTAAAAACAACTGCTCGCCAGGCCGATCATAAATGATGACATCCGGCGAAGCCTTTGTAACTACTTGATAATCTTGCGTGTCGTCGTTCCAGACGTACAACTCGGTCATCTCAATCGTATCTTCTGCGATACGAGCCTTCATCCGGTTGTAGCCGTACAAATCTAAATTGACCGTACCATACAGGGTAGGATTGGTCTGAGACATGACAATTCGGTCGATGCCTTCAGGAATATGGGTTGGCTCATAGTTAGCCGTGGTGACACGGGACAAGATAGAGTCGCGTTTAGGATGGTTATACAGACGCGCCCACAAATCTTGTTTTGTCATGTAATATGTCATGGTGAGGGCTTGTTGACGGTCTGTATAAGGCACGTCCTCGCGCAGCACACCGATTGAACCGGGGTCAACAAGGTACGGATGAATCGAGTTGTTGAACGGCATCAGCTTGATGAACGTCGTATTAAATACCAACGCCCATGTCAAAGCCGTGGCAAATACTTGGTCGGCGTTCGAGTTGTTCCACTCGTCATGCAGAGCTTGCGTCAGCGACGGAAGGTAACGGTGTTGAAGGGTGTCAACGCCTGCGCCAAGCGAAATGTTAAAGCGCGTGGTTTCAGCTGAATAAAGAAACGAGGTTAGCTGGTCAATGTGCGAACCAATCTTGTTGAACGGTGCCGGCGACTCTTCTGGACCAGCGCCAAACAAAAAGTAAGAGCGCAAGGACGAGTAATCGCCCTGACGCTCTGGCTTGGAGACATCGCACTTGTTAATCAGGTCGTTATAGAAGTACTCGCGTTCGTCTTCTTTATTAGGAATCCGCATTGATCTTTAATCCCTGATGGTCGGCCTGATAGCTTGCAGCGCGAGGACCAGTCAGATTGCCAAGGTTCTTGGGATCAAAGCCAGCCGGTTCGCCATTGCCGGATTGTACAGCTTTCCCAGCCAAAGCGCTAGACATGTTAAACCGGCCACCGCCGCCCCACATGACCTGCTCGACCGCCTCGTGGCCTTTGTTCTTTTCCACAGGCTTGTTGTTGCGGGTGTGATAACCCTTCTGCGCCTCGCCTTCACGGGTCGATTGGATATTGGTCATGCCAAAATCTTTGGCTAAACCCTTCAAAGTGGCGTCTGCGTGCTTGGTGCGGCCCGATTTAATAGAAAACGGCTTCAAAAACACTTGCACCACATTTTTGCATCCGTGGGGGCATTCTGCCTCCCAAGCGTCAAAATATCCGTGTTTTTTGCAGTTATATGACCGTAAAATGCCCATTTTAGTCCTCTAATTGCTCTAGAAGGGTAGGATGTGAATAGTCGTTTTTGTTAACAATACCCGGCTTTACGCGGATTCTGCCGCCCTCAAACACCAGTTTATTGCCGCGAGCGGCCCTCGGCTTAGGCACATTGTTGTACTGAATGAACCTTGTATTGTCCTTATTCCGCATAACCGTGACTTCACCGCGCTCGATCTGGCCCAACGCCTTACTCAACCTAACCTGCAAGATTACAGATAGAGGGTAAGTCTTGTAAATGAAGGTGTCGCGCAGGGTGGTTTCGCTCATACCGACCAGTTCGGACAGCATTCTCCATGACCACGGGCTGTCACCGTCGGCTTGAAAGCGTTCCATGCGACGGAACAGTTCTGCGTTAGTAAGAACGCTCATCGGGCCCAAATCCTATACGTTTTAGATAGTCAGACACATTTTTGCCAACCGCTAACTCTTCCGGCGTTTTGTCCTGTGTCTTTTGAGACACGTCACGGGTAATGCGTCGGGCAATCAGTTGTGGTTGTACTTGCTCGGCAAAAGCCATCGTAGCCATAGCGGTGGCAAGCACACGGTCGTCTTTGGATCTGCCGGGGGCGGAAATGGTTGCGCCATCCCGACGGATTGTCTTCATTTCTTCCAATAGATCTTCTGAACGCACCTTTAGCATGTCGCGTTCAAAGTAATCCTTAAAGTACGTCATCATACGTTCTTTGGTGGCTTGCGTGGTAATGACGCCTATGGAGTTACTTAGACCACCAAGCGTATCGTTCTTTCGCCATATGTAGTTTTGCATGGATGACAGCACATTCATCAGTGCTTCACCTTGCTTGCGGGTTTCAGGCACGGATGCGATGGCAACGGCTTGGCGTTTAAGGTTGCGTAGTTCTTGGACTACAGGTTGGCCTGGCCCGTTGAGTTCGAGGTTGAGGGTGGAGTTTTTGTAGGCTCCCGCCAGATGCGCGATGACCCAAGCAAATTGGTAGGTGTTGAGATCTGAAGTTGCAAACTCGGCAACCTGATCCATACCATCGGCATAGCAACGATAGATCTGTATACAAAAACGGTCAGCCCAATCTGAGCTACCATAAGCAGGATCAGCACCGATAACATAATACGCTGTGTCAATTGGTTCCTCCCAGATCTTGAGGGTTGATAGTTTAGGGTTAGACTTCATCACTTGCGTGTCTTGGAAGTTATGGCCCATGACATACCGATAACCGTCAAACGGGCTTTTACGCGACTCCTTCATGGCATCCGTGCATTTGCTGTTTGAAAAGAACGAGCTGCCGGTCATCACGAACGCATAGTCTTCCGTGGGCGGAAACTCTTGGTACATGAGGGCATCGTCTTTAATGCCTTCGGCCAGTTTCCAACGCCACCATGCAATCTGCCGAGAGTTGATCTCGACGTTGTAGAGCTTCTTGATGTCGCGCACCCATTCTTTTTCTTCGGGTGTGACCTTGCCGTCCCAGTAAACCTTGTAGATTGGGTTGTCGGCCTCTACTGAGTAGAACTCGTTTCTCCACCAGCCACAGAAGATAGCGCGCTGAGTACGCGCTCTCTTAGCGGTGACATACATGTCGTGGAACATGTTAAATCCTCGGGCAGTCGATTCAAACATGTAGAGCCGTAAAGGATTTGTCTCCGCAAGGGAGGCAAGCAATGAGGCCAGACCTTCTTCGTCGCCCCATGAAGAAGTTTCTGTGCCATGCAAGTATGTAATAGCCTTCCCACGTCCCAAGCTCCCCTTAGCTCTCAGACCGGCCACTTGGTAAAACAAACGGCTGCGGTTTTTTAGTGACAATTGGTTTCTGTTATGTGCCAGCAAGGGAATCTTATATTCCTTGGGCAAGCCGTCCATGTACATGGCAAGCGTAGACCTGAACATGTCACGGTTTTCTTCCGTGTCTGTGGTTAAGGTGCCCTGTAGGCCTGGGTTAATAAAATGCCAATATAGATCAAGGGCCAGACTAATAGTGGTAATGCCCAGCTGGCGACCCTTGAGAATAACGTAAAAATGGCAGTCATCTTCCAATCCTTTTGCAATCTCTTCCATGACATAAGTTTGCGTGCCCAGAAGTTTATCCATCTTCTGAAGGCCCAGCTCTTTAGTTTCAATTTTGAGCTGCCGGCAAAACGCGTAGAACTGTTGCAGGTTAAACTTCATGACGCCAACGTATTGTATTTAGTGACACGCGACGTGTGGGTTTTTCCCAAATTGGGATTGATATACAGCACCGTGCGCTCAGGCACCTTGGTGGCAATGTCGGCATTTGTACGGGTGTAGCTATCCGTTTCCTCTACATCCTTTACCGTCTTTTGCTTGGCAGCAACACCGCAGCCGGGGCAGAACTTTTTAATCTGTTCGCCAAACTCCGTGATGTGCTTTTGCCACCAACCTTCAGTCACGGGCATTCCGTGGTCTTGATTCCGCGCAAGATCAAACGATGCAGCCACTTCGCAGAAGTAAGCGCGTAGCTCTCCGTTATTTTGGACTATGGCGGCGGACCATTCTCGGTTGATGTCACACTTGGTAATCATCTCCCACATTTCGTCTTCAGGGAACAAATCCTGAATGGCCGTCATAATTGGCGCGTGATCCGACTGTCCTTTGTAGAACCAAGACAAAGCACCGGCGGCTTTCACCTTGTTGTGCAATGTCTCAAGATGTGGCTCGGCGCGTTCATTGCCATGTGAGTTCATGTTAAACGTGCCAAAGGTTTCCTCGCACAGCTTGCCGTGCTTGAAAAAGTTATTTGTCCACAGGCCGCGCTGCATCTTGTTGGGGATCTCTTCCACAAAGATCTCGCACAGCTCTTTAAACTTGGGGTGCATACAAGGATTGCCACCAATCATGGCAATGATGCCGCGATAACCCTTCATGCTCTTCAAAGCGAGCCGGAAGTTTTCAGGCGTCATGTCCCAGAACTCGTCCTGATTAACCAGCAACCGAGTGCAATTAGAGCAAGCAAGGTCGCACTTGTTGGTCACGTCAATGCAAATGATGTGCATGTTACGCGGTCCGCGCATTAGCGGAATGGCACCTTCAGCGTTCATTTATTTTCACCAATGTTGGAAGTTCTTTTGCAGCACGTTCTTTGATTTCATTTGTAGTGTCGCGCAAACCATCCCAATCAAGATCGCCTTCGCGCAATTCTCTAAACGCAGCCTCAGCAACATCTTTCGCCATGTTGCGCGGATTGTGCTGATAATTTTTGAGGTATGTTTTAAGAAGCTGTTTCATTAGTTTCTCTCCCAAGGCAGTTTGCCCGCAAATTGAGCACGCACCTTAACATTGTTTTCAAAAAAGAAAGCACGCAGATCATTCTTCATGCTGAGACGGTAATTAACCGAATACTCACCATTGCACACGCCCGCGAGCTTATTCTGGTCCAAACAATTGTACACATGCCGGTCGCCCACCATCAGCGTACCCGTGGTGTTGTACCACAGCGGCGCAATCTGAACGGCCAGCTGCCGGCGCATCAAATAGCAATTTAGGTCAATGAACTTGGTATACGGTCCCAGACTCTCGCAATCGTCATTGTCAAAGAACGAACCGTCAACATTAACCAGTTTTCTCAGCGAGTAGGCATATTCAGGTCTGGTCAGAGTAGACAGATCCTCCAACCGGTCCACCAAGCTTTCAATGTGGTTGGGCTCAAACCAGTTGTCGTCATCCAGCCAGGCAATGCAATCCTCCTGCACCAGATAGGCAGACGCAGCCACAATGCCACCGTTCATCATGCCGTTGCCACCCGTTTTAACCGGCAAACGACAGAACTTAACATTGGGCCCAAACTTGATGTCAGCCGGCAGATCTTCTGCATCCGAGAACACATAGTGTACACACGGATAGCTCTGCCGAGCCACACTGTCCAAGGTCTGCTGTAACGTGTCCCTGCCCGTCGTAGCCGTCACCACGGCCACCGTTGGACCTCTTACCTTGCCACCCATTGCCATCTCAGCGTCCCTTCTGTTGATGGTGCTCTCATCACGATTTGAACGTGAAACCTTCGCTTTCGTAGAGCGACGCTCTATCCAGTTGAGCTATGAGAGCCAACTTCATCTGGCATAGGCTCTAGGAATCGAACCTAGTTCTCAAGGTTTTGGAGACCTGCGGATTACCGGCTTCCCCAACCCACTCCAGACAATCTTGGTTGCGGAGGCGGGAGTCGCACCCGCAATCTCCAGCTTATGAGGCTGGCGAGTTACTGTTTCTCTACCCCGCTTGTCTGATGTAATCTCTGATCTACTGATTGTCAAACCTTAACTTGTTGTGAGCCTCAATATGGTGAGGTCTGCACAGCCAAATTACTTCCAAGGGTTTGTTGTAATCGGTGTGGTGACCCTCAACCTTTTCAGTTGTGCCACAAACGGCACAGCAACCACGCACCAGCTTTCCGGTCTTCAAAGCGTACCGATAGTTGTCACGGGCCCTAGATCGGTCTCTGTTAACATTTATCCACCGTTTCTTGGCTTCCGTGTTGTAGCCAGGGTGTTCAGCACGCCAAGCCTTCTCATACGCCGCTTTGCATGGCGCACAGTAGCTGGGCTTCTCAATAGGGGTTTTGCACTTCTTACAGTATTTCATGGAAGCAATAATATTACTGGAAGCAAAAAAGTCCAGAAAAAAAATTTGGGGAAGGAGCAATGTGGGGTGCACGCTCCAGCCACCCCCGTGGACCATTGATTGGTCAAGTCATCCGGCCTTTGTCGGTATTCTAACACTGTCAATAACCTGACACTAGTCAATATTCTGACTATGTAAGATAGAAAGCGTGTTGATAATTTGACACTGTCGGCCCTTTGACAGATTAGACTAAAGTATTAGCCATTGCCCCTGTCAAAATAATGACAGCGCGCGGAAGGTGACTGACTTCCATCCATCCATTGAAAAAGGGAAAGGATTAAATAGGTATCTAATTATAATATAGATACACCTAATTATTATATTTGCATCATAACAGCATAGTATATAGTATCTACACTATAGCTAGTAGATAGCTATATAGAAAGATAGCAAGAAGCAAGCCAATTTAGGAGTTGAAAGATGAACAAGTATAACGTCGAGATTACAGATACATTTGCAGGCGAGGCAAATTATTGCTGGGTAAAGCGTGAGACGCTGACTATGCCAGACCTGACTCACTATGGCTATGACGGTTCATCCAATTACGTCAAAGCGAATAAAGCCTATCGTCGTCAATTGATCCGCAAAGCAAAGGCCATTGCAGGCTGGACAGGTTTACGTTGCAAGGTCGAGGATTATGGCGACCGTATTCGCATCGAGCCTAGCTTTTGCAATGTAATGTTTATTGATTATTCCTACAGTGACGATTGATAACAGATCGAAACGGCTTTCGAGCCGTCTAGCGGTCATGCCGCTACTGATGAGATCAAAAACAATAGGAGTGAAAGATGAAACCGCAATTTACGTTCTACTTTGTCGATGAGCCACAATTCGCCAGCCGTGAAGCTCGGCATGTGACTGCCAATCAGCTTTGGTGCTATCGCAAGCACCCTGAGCGGTATGAATTAAAGCGCTTAGGCCTGCATCGTTATCAAATCCGCATTAATCCTTGGATTAAAAACTCACCTGCTGCAATCATCGAGCTTTGAGGAGATCATCATGTGGAAGATCAAACGCTTTACGTCATTTTGTGATCAGCTCGATTGGATCAATCGCAATGATCGACGCTATCAAATCGTCGAGCTATTCGTAAACAATGGCTATGCCGTCGAATACAAGCCATTGCGTCAAGTTTACTAATCGCTTGACAATCTACAGTGCAGTGTGTTACAGCACTGCATCATAGATTGCCATGTAGAGCAATCTTAAACAGGAGAGAAAAAATGTCTTATAATGGATGGACTAATTACGCTACTTGGCGCGTTAACCTCGAAGTCTTCGACGGCATGGACGTCGAGGAGATGGGCTGGCACAAACTCGATGTATATGACCTTGCAATGATGATGAAAGAATATGCCGAGGAGATTGTTTGCCCTTTCAAAAAAGGCGAGAACACGCTTGCTGAAAGTTACGCTCTTGCGTTCTTGTCGGAAGTAAATTGGCAAGAGATTGCAAAGCATTATGTCCAAGAGTTCCTAAGCGATGAGGACAAAGGCGTTCTAGAACAGGCCGCTTGGTACGATACCAGCGCAGAGCTTGCTTAACCAATCATTAAGGGGCAGGCGCTATGCTTGCCCCTACCATCACAAAAGGAACCGCGACAATGACAATCGAAGCAGGATATATCGCTTATAACGGTCACGTTTTTACGAAAGCAGAGGCAGAGGCTTATATGCAGGCTTGCCGAGACGCTGAACGCAATCCTTCTGAGTTCAATTTAGACCAGAGGCACCGCGTGTTCGTGTCTATTATTACACGCGGTCAGTTTTACAACGAAAAACAATATTAAGGGGAATCAATATGTTAGAAGATGTCATAGGAGCGTTATACGAGGCCATGATATTGTCCCTTGTGCCAGGAATAGCCCTGGCAATCACCCTTTGGAGCTTTAGACATGACCGAGAAAACCTACACGATTTGGGCACAGGACACCTACGTTATCGAAATCGAAGCCGAAAGCCTTTCGGAAGCCTTTGAATTTGCACAATATGAAACCGAAGATGACGATTGGACCTACGTCTCTACATCCGTCGAAGCTGAGGAAGTAGAGGACGAAGAAGAAGAAGAGGAAGAGTTCTAATGATTACCGAGGAACAAATTAAAGCATTGAAAAAGCTAGTAGAATTGACACCCGACAAGCCAAGGGACAGCTCTTGCGAGATTGTGAACCCTGCTCTGTTCGAGTTCTATTGTGACACCTTGTTCCTCGATCCCGAATATTGCTACGTCACGGAAGCGGACGCAGTACAAGCCCTTGACCAGTTGTTAGAGTTCTGACACCTTGGTCATGTTTCCCCGCCTTCCTGTGATTTGGCGGGTTTTCCTCCTAATGTGACTTGGCTCCCCGATTGCTCAGGCCGTCAGGGAGCCCTTTTTATAGGTGGGATAGTCTGTCGGACTAAAAAATCATTCTCAGACGCTGGCGGTGCCTCTAAATCGGTTTTTGGGCCCTTGCAAAGCCCATGAAGGCCTTGCCGATGTCAGGTCCGTCAAAATCAATCTGTTTCTCACGAGCCCATACCCTGAATTTATCCGCTATAAAATCGGGATCGTGGCCTGTTCTCAGATCCCTGACCTTTTGAGCCCATCCGCTGTAGCGGATCGTGCCGTGTTCGGGAAACTTCTCCGATATTGCTTCGACACTGGGCTTGGCGTTGGGGCGGATGTTCTCTGCCGCTCGTCTCACCCAATTACGCCATGTCGCAGACCAATCGAGCTTCAAGCCCTTCTGATTAGGCTGGCTGATCCAGTAGTCCCTGAACTTTTCCACCTCACCCACCACGCCGAGCCTAGCAGCGAACTCCTGATCGTCGGAGCTGGGTTGCCACGTTTCAGACAAACGAGAGCCGCGAGCCCTAAGAGGTGAGGGTGTTGAGGTAGGGGTTAAGGAAAGGGGGGTATTATCTGGTACTATATAGGCGGGGGGAAAACCATCAGGGGAAGGAGAAGAGGGAGAGGAGATGTCGCACGTTGTCGCGTCATGTCGCACGTTGTCGCTCGATGTCGCAGCGACATTTGACGACATTAGGCGACGTTCACGCTCTACACGTTTCTGTGCAGCTCGTTTGGCGCGCTTCTCTTTTTGAATTTCCAGTTGTGCCTTTTCGTGGGCTTCAACCACGTTGGCAAGTTGTTCGGCGGTACAGCCAGACGCAAGCATAGCTTTAATTGTCACGGTCAATGACATCGTGTGTTCCTTCTCGATTGCCCAAGAGGTGACACGATGGTATAACCACCTTGTACTTCTCGGGACGGTGCTGGCGTCCCCATATCAGGCCGATAGAGTTGACGCTCTGTCGGCCTTCTCTTTTGTAGCATTAATTCCAATGTTTTACAAAATCTTCTTTGTAAATTGGACGGTCAACATCCGTGACCTTCACGTCATTGATCCGAATCGCGCCTGATTGGATGTGACGCCGAGCCTCTGATCGACTCCGCGCCCATCCAACCATAATCAGGAGCTCAACGAGCGTCAGCATTAGCCAATCGCTCGGCAGCTTGGCCCTCGGCCTGTGCGAACAACGGATCTTCCATGAGCTTGTAATAGTGTAAGCCGGCAGCTAACAAGTTTCGGATGCTGTCGCTCTCAGTATTGATGCGAGAACGCCAACGCCAATCTGACACCTCTGCCCACATTTCTTCGGAAAAAGATAAGGTTTTTCTGATCTCTAGACTCATGTTACGCCTCCATTGATGAGTGCTTCTTAATAGCAAATCCGATGAAGTGATGCAACCCTGTTGACACGCTTACTATCATATGTCTATATAGCTGCGGAGGTAGCGACATGACTGACATCAACTTGAGTATCAAAAAGATTGAATATCTAGAAGATGCGATTGCACAGATGCAGCAGCGCCTCTTCCGAATTGACATCCAATATGGCGAACGCGACTTAATCGCCATTATCACGGATCTCATAACCACGTTAGATCACGCGAAAAATGATCTGAAGTGGGTGCGTAAAGAAATGGTCGAGCAGACCTTAACCACTGGGGACTATTCACATGACACACGACTCGGACTTTACACCTGAGAAGAGACGCTCAGCATGGTGGTCCGGTGACAGCCGCAGAGCCGTCACTGGGCATCTAATTGATGTGATCTTAGAGAAGCGCGGCGAGAAAGAAATCGCTGATCTCTCCGAGGTAGAAGTGGTGCAGATGGGGCACGTTATGCAGCCCTACATCGGCAAGATCTTTGAGGATACGACAGGCATTGGCGTTAGAGATTTCGACTTACCTGGCATCCATCCGTCTGAGCAGTGGCTTCGGGCGCATACCGATTTCGTCACTGCCGATGGCGGACTCCTTGAAGTCAAGAACTACAACGCTTCGACTATCAACAAGTACTCTGAGCCTGACACTGAACTCAGACTACCTCCTGCTGACTTTATACAATGCGTACACGAGGCAACGGTCTTTGGAGTACCTCATGTCCATTTTGCCGTACTGTTCGGTGGTCAACGGTTTCGCCATTGGCGGGTCGATGTCGACGATGCAATGAAAACCGACTTCATACAGCAAGCCGCTAAGTGGTGGGCGCTGTGTCAGGTCGGAGATCTGCCAACACCGGAAACGGTCGAGCAAGCTAAACTGGTCTACTCACGCTCTACCGACGAGCAGATCATAGCTAACGCAGCCGTCGAGCAGGTTGTGCAGCAGCTCAAGGCCATCAAGGACAACATAAAGGTTTTGGAAGAGCAGGAAGAACGCGCTCAGTTGATGCTGCAAAACTATATGCAGAGCAAGGGCGAGATTATTGCACCGTCTGGCGAGGTTCTTGTGAGCTGGAAGCAATCCAAATCTACCAAGAGCTTTGACAGTAAAGCATTTCAGTTTGAAAACCCTGCCCTATACGAACAATACAAGATTGAAAAACCAGGCTCACGGAGGTTCTTAGTAAAATGACACAGATGACAACAGTGCCGTTGGAAACGGCTGATTTCTTGCTCGGTCGCTTGATCGCAACAATTAAAGCAAACGACGAGTTAAACAAGCAAGTCATTGACTACAAAGAAAGAAACGAAAGACAGTTTAATTACATTCAAAAGCAGAACGAAGAGATTGCTCTGTTGAGCAAAAGATTGCACGAAGCCACTCAACCGAAAAAGCGCCGTGGTCGTCCTAAAGGATCTAAAAGCAAAGCAAAGGTTGTAAGCAAATGAACAACATTGTTCCGTTTCAAGAACAACAGCACATGGCTGAGAGCATTGTGAAGTCTAAGTTCTATGGCTTTACAGACATTAATCAGGTCATGGCCGTGATGATTGTAGCGCAGGCTGAAAACAAACACCCTGGCACTGTCGTGCAAGAGTACGACATCATTCAGGGTCGGCCAGCTCTCAAGTCTCAGGCCATCCTTGCACGCTTTCAGCAAGCTGGGGGCAAGGTAGAGTACATCACATACACCGATGAGAAGGTGGAAATGACGTTCTCTCACCCTGCCGGTGGTTCTCTTACACTTGCTTGGACGATGAAACAAGCCGCCTCTATTGGCTTGGCAAGCAAGGACAATTGGAAAAAGTACCCTCGCGCTATGTTGAAGGCGCGGGTGGTTTCTGAGGGTGTTCGCGCTGTTTATCCGGCGTGCATCCTCGGTCACTATGCTGTTGAAGAAGTTATGGATTTTGACAGCAAGCCTATCAAACACACGCAGGTTGAGATTGTGCAAGATCTGACAGATCCAGACGATGACGTGCGTGAGGCTTGGGTTGTGTTTGTGCCAGACGGTACAGGCGGTCGCAAGTTCTATAAAGACTTTGCAACACCGGAAGAGTTTGGGGATGAGATCAAGTCTTTGATTGCTCGCATCAACCAATCTAAGAAATCGGACGCTGAAAAGGCTGAGAAGGTTTCTGAGTTACTACTCGTGAATGAAGATTTGCTAGCAAAGGTAAGTGAAAATGGCGACGTTTAAAAATGGCCCAGGTCAGGGCGTGTTCTACATCAACGACAAGAAAACCACTGAGAAGCAACCAGACTACCGCGGTGAGCTTGTCTTGGATCAGGCTTACGGTGCAGGTTCTACAATCAACATCGCAGGTTGGAAGAAGACGACGCCTAAGAATCACTTGATCTCGATCCGTATTGATCAGAAACAGGACGGCAGCAAGCAATGGCCTAAGCCTGTTGGTGGCGATGAGAATGACGTTCCTTTTTGATGTCCCATTCTGAAAAATCTTTGGGGCGGGGAGAGAAAAATGGGAAAGATGCAACGAACTAAAGGTGCAGCCTTCGAGCGCGACATCGTTCTCGATCTCCGTTCCAGAGGTTATGCGGGTGCAAAACGTAACCTAGAACAGACACGCAGTGGCGGGGGAGACATTGATCTCCCCGGCTACATGGTGGAATGCAAGCGATACGCGAACATCGCTGTCTACGCATGGTTGGAGCAGTGTGTGGCTGCTGCAAAAGAAGAACAAATACCCGTCGTTGTTGCGCGAGGTGACAACAAAAAAGCAATTGCTATCCTGTATTGGGATGATTTCATGGGGATGATGGACAATGCGGAAATTCAAACGAAGCCTTACAATCCTATGGTGGCGCCTAACTCGTCCAAAGGTTCGATCTGAGGTGCTAGAGCTGCAACGCGAGTTGTTAGAGGCTCGGCGCAAGCACAAGAAAACCAGTCATATACACGCCAAGATCCGGTACATTACTCACCTGCAACTTGAGCAACACAAGCAGAGGTTTCAGTGATGGATATTGTTGAACGTTTAGGATCATTGCGCTTAAGCAATGAAGATTATGAAGTTGTTGTTGATGCAATAGATGAGATTGAAAGGCTGCGGGAAGTATTAAAATCGATATCAGAAGTTGCAAAAATCGTTGCCAGTGTCGCACTCAAGGAGAGTGAGTGATGCCAGGATATGAATCAAAAAAGCTCGTCACAAAACGGCACGCAGACGACGAGACGTTGCGATACCTTGTCCTACTTAGGAAAGAGAACGAGCGTCTCCTAGACTTTATTGATAAGGCTCTGCAAGCCGAGTATTTGGTCGATGCCAAGGACATCCTTCGCAAAGCCATGTGGAGCCTGGGGAATGAGCATTAAGTCAGTTCTCTGGAAGCCGCATGAGAAAGCCAAGGCAATCCAGATGGCTCATGCCGGCAAATCAATGAGAGACATTGCGGCAGCAGTCGGTCGTTCCCGCAATTCAGTGATCGGTTTTCTTCATCGATCTAACGTAATTTTAAATAAAATACCGAAACCTGTGGATAACTCACCCCGTAAGCCTAAACCACGGCGTGTGAGAACGGTCTACAAGCCCCCCGTTACCTATCTTGCGCCAGAACCCTTTGAAGAATCACGCGTTTTATTCTTCGATACTAAAAGATTCGAGTGCAAATGGATTTTCGACAAGCCCTTAAACGTCTGGCAAACCACTGCTTGCGGCCAGCCTGTACACAAGGGTAGTTACTGCGAGCATCATTACAACATCGTGTACCAAAGAGAGGGACAAACCAATGTCAGACAAGCAAGTTAAGGTATTTGTAGCTACGCCTATGTACGGTGGCATGACCACAGGCTTCTTTTGCCAGAGCATCATGATGCTACAAATGGCGATGCAGCAGAAGGGCTATGCAATGGCCGCGAGCTTCATGTTCAACGAAAGTCTAATTACCCGCGCTCGCAACAGCTTGGCACACGCCTTCCTCAAGACAGACTGCACGCACCTGCTGTTCATTGACGCTGACATTAAGTTCAACGCACACGAAGTCTTGCACATGTTCGAGCATGATCTGGACATCATCTGCGGCATCTATCCAAAGAAGGAAATTAACTGGGCCGAGGTGCAAGCTGCTGTAAAGCGCGATGTTCCTGTGGATAACTTGAAACACCACACAGGCTCGTGGGTTGTTAACCTGGTGGATTATGCCGGCACCGTCAGCGTACCACAGGATCAGCCTCTAGAAGTCTGGGCAGGCGGCACAGGCATGATGCTCATCAAGCGTGAAGTGTTAGAGAAGCTCGGTGATGTCGTGCCGTTCTACGTTAATGACGTGGTGGATCTCAGCAACAACAACAAGCCACGCGAGCAGATCAAAGAGTTCTTTGCAACGAGCATTGAACCAGAGACAGGTCGCCTGCTCTCAGAAGATTATCACTTCTGCTACATCTGGCGTAAGCTCGGTGGCAAGATCTACGCAGCACCTTGGATGAAGTTAGGCCATCTCGGCAGCTACATCTTCGAAGGTGAGCTTATCCAGTCTTAAAAGATACGTTTGCCACGGAACACAGGGTGGCCCTTAACCATCTCGCACGTCTCAGGGGGCAGAAGGTCGCCGTCCTCATCAAAGGTCAGCACCACAAAGCCTTCCTGAGCGCGATTGGGCGCACCTTCCGTGTACTCAAACTGTTTAGCCATCGGATCACCCAACATACCCGCTTCTACACCCCAATGCGTGCCGAGACGGTTACGGATTGCAGTGACTTGCAACTGGTGGGTATGATTAGACACAACACTGACGCCGCTATTTAAGGCGTTGTTGTAACCAGCGTGAATGCCTGCGCGGAACCGATGCCGGATTTCGCATTTGTTAATCACTACGGAGTAACAGAAATGCCAAAGTGGGAAACGATCACTCAATCGTCCAGAATAGTCATCCAGCTCAGGCGCGTTGTTTGCCAAGTAATTGTCTACGCGCTGATCGTGATTGCCCAACGTCCAGATTTTTTGTTGGGCACGAGGCAATTGTCCAATCAATTCTTGAGCAGCCTCGATTTCAGCACTGACCTTGGGCGCAGCAACACCAAGCAAAGATCCGTGCCGAGAAACTCGCGCACCATCCAAGATGTCCCCGTTCAGCACTATGCAGTTCGGCTTGATATTTTTGGCAACGGCAACGAAAGCCTGCCACATGAGCGGAGTCTGACCAGGCCAGATATGCAAGTCACCACCAACAAGTACTGTTGAATTGGTTAAATCAATGCTGTGAACAGATGGTACCGTCCACATGACTGAGTTGTCTTGCGCGAAAATATCCTCTTCAGGAAACCTTCTCTTAAACATTTGGAGTTGCGCTTTAAGAGTATTAGAAGATATTTTTAATGCTCTTGCGGTTGCTTCTGCATTGCAATTAAACCGCTGATATTGCTTAACGCGTTCTCTGAGGATTTCTTCTGAGACTGCTGGCATAGGCATGGTGGGTGTCCCCTATTGACGACAGAATCTATTCTGCCATCCTTAGTGCGTTTTGTTGCACGCGTGTGACACGGGCTGACCAACCATCCCCAAAGTTAGGCCAAGTACGGAGATTTTGTAAAAAATGTATACGTTCTTCGCAAACCTGCTCAATAAGCTCTGGCAGATCACGGCTCGTTATTGCAGCGAGACTCTGCTGCCCAAGTATCCCGTCGATCACGACGTCGAGAGCACGTTGGACAAACTTGATCGACTGTGACACGCCGCTGTTTACAGCAGCATCGAACACACAAAGATCAAGACCAGCAGGCAATCGCTCGCATTGAGCGGCCACCCAATAATTCTTTTTGTAAAGGGGTGCGACATCGAGCGCACCCAGAGCACGCATAGTCTGTTCGTCAACTTCATGGCCTACCCAACTTTCCCAAGTTGTTTTTGTGACACCGTGGTTTGTCATACCACCCGGATCGTGTGGATTATCGACGTACCCGCCTTCTTCCTTTAGTACAAGAGCAAGACATTGTTCAAAGTTCCCATTCATTTAGGCGGTTCCTCATGTTTGTGAGCCGCACCAAAATAGTAAGACAATACCAAAGTTAAGGCAGCATCAAGTGTTCCGAGAACACGCGCCACCAATTCTCTCATTTCTGAAACTATAGTGCTGTTAAGCAAATGCCACTGGATGAATACCCAAGCGCAAATGACAACAACAGCCAATATGCGAGGTGTCCAATCGTGCGTAGCAATTGCCATTTGGCGAGCGGAATTACGGTCATCCGCTGCAATCTTTTCTAAATCAATATCCAGCGACTTCATTTGAGTTTTGAAGTCAGCGTCAATTTTCTTGAGTGCAGACAATTGATCGGGGGTTGGATTGGCAAGAACAGCCTGAATGTCCTCATCAGTGGCATCTTGATGTCCAAATAGAGCTGTTGAAATAGCTTTGACAGCCATTCCGGCAACCGGACCACCTAATGCCGTAGCCAATGTAGGTGCAACTGAACCGATCAATGGACCAAAGATTTTGAGAAGATCCATTACTTGAGTCCCCCTGAAGTAACAAAGATGGCTACTACTAATATACCAGCAAAGAGAATTACGCCACCCAAAAGACTCAAAGCGAGCATCGCATCCTTCTTCGCCTCTTCCTTCAGCTCGTGCTCAATGTGCGCCTGACGAGCCGCTTCCTTACGCATTTCAGTTGTTTCCTTCAGGATGGATTCCCAAGCCTTAGGTCCGTACTGAGCAACGAACATGTTCTTAACGTCGAGCTGCATCTGCTTAGCTTTAGCCTTAACAGCATACAATTTGACAGCCTCGGCTTCATACTCGGCCTGAGACTGAAACATCTTTTTCTTGCGAGGAGCGGATGTTACTTGAACGATCTGAGCGATCTTGGCAAAGAGATTGCCGACCTTCTCAGCCGTATCCATAACGTCTTGGCCGGCGTCTACCGCCGACTTAATGCCGTTATAGAGCGCTGTTGCACCAGCAATAAGGGTAAATGGGTCCACAGCTCATCCTATCTGCATCCCCACCGACGACGAGCTGCTTTACCGCGCTCACCTTTCCATGATCTAGACCTTGCACAGAACGACTTATGCCGCGGGTTCTTCGGGTCTTTCGTAGGAGCCTTCAGCTTGCTGCCGGTAGCCCTGTTATACTTTGCGCGACCTTTCGCCGTCAGACCGCCACCCTTGCGTACAGATTGCTTTTCACCACGCCCGACAGAAAGAGATGGACCAGACATTAGCGCCTCGCTGTTCTCTTAGACTTACGGAATGCTGCTGCCGTTGGTGCACCTTTAGAACCAGGCTTACGCATACGCTCGCCAGATCCCTTACGGATGCGTTCCCGCTTGGCATGGATGTTCGCGTATAAACCTTGGCTCGCCATTACAGTCCCTCACCCGGCGTTACATACACGCTTGCGTTGGCAGAATCACCAATCACACGCGCATAGACATTGGACGATTGGCTGACCTGCGGCCCCGTAATTACTTTGTAAGAATACGGAGGCAGCGCAAGAACATAAGACGGACCGTTGTCGGGAAGCGTCACATTGAAAGAATTGCTGGAGCTGATCCAGACGTAAACAGCGTTATTTACATCCGCGTTAGAAAGGAAATATTGTTGGCAAGGGCTGTCAGCCGTAATGGTAAACACGTTTGACTGAGTGTTTGCCGCACCAGTAACGGCAACCTTAGTCGTTTTTCCCATAGGCTGAAAAGGGATATTGTTAGCCATTAGACAACGCCCTTATCTGGCTTGCTCGTCGGGCTGTTCTTGTAGTCTTTAGGATCTGGACCAAAGTTCCAGACCGACTGAAAACCACCGGAAGGAGCACGACCTGGGGTGAACGTGCCACCGCCAAATCCAAAGCCATCCTTAGGCTTCTGAGGGCGAACAGGCATGGCGGCACGACCGCTTGCCGGATCAAACATATTATAGCTCGTGTTCTTGCCCGACTGGTCTTTCATGGGTCTTAACCCTTTCTTTCAAGAGGCTTGGAATGAATACCAATATACCAAATCCTGCGGCAATCTCCAATCTCTCTGGCGTGGGTAAATACATTGCCCAAGCCGCCAAGCCAAAAGTCATTAAAATTGCCAGTAGAGTTAGTAGTCGATCTGTTAAAACCGTTAAACCCATGCGGATCACGGCCAAAAATGTAGCGTCCATTGCGTCCCCCGACGTTGCGCTTAAATGTCATCTGAGGTAGCGAACCCGCTCCCCCATTCCTCGTCACTTTGCCGCTGCTTCAATTTTTCAAGATTGATCGCACGGTCAATTACCTTGAGTTTCTGCTCCAAGTCAATCTCGCCGGCTTGCATTGACTGCTTGAGCAGGTCTGAAATCGCTTTTTCAAGATCTGGATTGATGCCGTTGTTCTTCTTGCTCATTATTTTCCACCAAACATAGCCGGTGCCATCCCGCCAATTACACTACCAAATGTAGCGCCCACTGGAACTGAAACAGCCTGAATAAGTTGTCTTCCAAGCCACCCCATTTTTTGACTTTCGGGTTGACGTATTGCGTTAAGTTGCTTTTCGAGGGAGTCCAACTGAACTTCGGTTGCCAATCCAGTAGATAATAACGGTTCTCTAACATCTCTTAAAGCATCAATGGCTGCAAAACTTTTGCCTCCACGTTCAGCGATATCAGCAAGATGTTGAGACAAAGCTCTTCCAAGAAGTTCTTTTCCCTGAGGAGAACCTTGCAAAACAGATGCAACTTCTTGCCATAAAACCTTGCTTTTGCTGCTTAATAAATCCGAAATTCTTTGTTCAGGAAAACGGTCCCCAAGGATTAATTGAATACGAGCTTTACCTTCTTCGCTGATTTTTTTGGATTCTGCAATTCCACGCGCTTGTTCTTCCAAAGCTAACTTTTCTTTAGCTTGACCAGTAGATTTAATTCCCGTTGAACGAGTTTCAGCACCCTCTAGTTGTTGAGCATAAGCCTCTGCTTTTGCCTTAACATTTTTCATTTCTGGCGCACGCAAGAACTCATTGCGATCAATCCAACTACGAACCTGTTGCGCTGATTTGCCCTTGAGATTGGACGCAACATAATCCGCAGCGGTTTTTTCAACCATTGCTGGATCTTTGGTTAATGCAGCTAAACGAGCTGGACCTTCTTTATTTCCAAAAAACATGCTTGGAATTTTGTTGGCATCCTGACTAAACATTTCAGGAGACAATTTTTCAGTTTTTAAAACTTTAAATCCCGGTCCACCTTTAAAGCGTTCTATCAAACCAGACGATAACTCGTATCCAGCTTGAAGCTCGTCTTGAACCTCACCGACATATTTACTTTGAATATCGCTTAATTTGCCATACCATTTTTTTGCAATGCCCTGACCAAGCGCCTCAAATCCTTCTTTTGCTTCACCAAATGCAACGTCACCTAGTTTGCGACGCAACGTGTCTATGGCGTTAAAAGATGGTTGAAAAACTCGATAAGCTGCAGGCTCTCCCGTTTTGGGATTGACGCCCATACGGATAGGTACTCCGGCAGCTCTAAGGCTATCGACGGTCGCAATATCAACTTCTTTTAAAACAGGCGACAAAGCATTTTTAATTTTTTGATAAGACGACAAGACACCGCTTTCAGTTTCTGTTGCCGTTTTAACTTCAGGCGCAATTTTCCCAACCAAAAGCAAATCATTTAATTCTTTTATGGCCTGTTTGTATTCAGGCAAAGTGTTGAGCAAATCACCCTCTGCTTCTTTGGCAGAAACAATGGCGTCTCGCTCCGCTTTTTTTGCTTGATATTCAGCGTTGCGAGCCAACTCTTCTTCACTAAATTGTTTCAATACTGATTGCCGGTGAACCTTACCAATATCAGTCATATCTGCGTCAGCATTGCCAACTGAGTGCACATTTGATTGTGCTTTTGTAACCACACGGTCAGCCAAAGTGGGCATGGTTCCGGCTTGAGTTAATTTATTCAATGCTTCTTGTTCAGCTTTTTGTTGCCGAGCTAAAGCCGCAGCGTCTGCTTGAGCACCAATCTGTGTCGCGCCTTTTTCAATCTCTTGATACAACGGACCTGCCGCTGGCGCACCAGCACGCATTTTTTCAGCTTCGCTTGCAATAAAATTGCGCTCTGCTTCAGTCAATTGTTCCGTACTTTTACCAGCTGCGCGTGCAACGGCATCCCAAATAACGCCAACTTTTCCACCAGTTACTGCAGAACCCAGTGCTTTAATAACATTTTTTGTTGCGCTTAAAACTGCAGGAGAAAGCATTTCCGTTGTTGTGCCAACAGCCTGAGCAACACTCGGACGAACACCTTGTTTTTCAAGATATTCTTTTGCCGTTTCTCCACCAACAGCCGACACACCACCTGCTACAGCACCGCCGACACGTTCTGCCGTAGTCATAAACGGGGCAGCATATTCCATGCCCTTACCTACAGCACGAACTGGGCTATAAGGCACCATTTGAAGGGCTTTTCCTAAACCCATCGTAATTTCTGGCGTAGCAAATCCAGCCACAACTCCACCGAGTCCAGAACCAGTTATTTTATTTATGTCAAACGGCTGAGAGCCTTGTGAAAGAAGATCTGTTCCTTGACTTAAATCAGCCAAAAGATCTTTTCCTTTAGGAGTTTCAGTAGCGAGAAGATCTTTGCCAGCCATTACTCGCCCTCAATTGTGAAACCAGCAGCTTTCAATTTTTTAATAGTTTCATTTCTATTTAGATTTTGACCTGCCATTGTTGCTAAAATATCTTCTTCGGTAGCTATTTTTTTAGATGTGGGTTTTGCAGAAGATCTAGGTGAGGCAATTACAACATCGGCAACATCAAATGGCACCGATTGATTAATTACATCTGTATATTTTTTGATGAAATTAGTGTCTTCAGGTGTAACCCCAGGATAAGTTTCATATGCTTCAGAAAGAATATTGAGTTCTTGTTTGGCCCTTGCCAAGAATAACGCTTTTGCGGATGGGCTATCACCCTCTCTTGCAACTTGCGTTTTATATGCATCAACAGCCCTTGCAGAACCAGAGTTGGCGTAACCACCGCCAAGAGCACGAGACAAGTTGTTTTCAAAACCTGAAATAAGTATTTGAAATTGACGTTGATCTTCTGGCGTAATTTCTCTTGCAAAAACATTACGCAATGAATCAACTAAACCAGAGCCACCTTGACCGGTTAGGCCCGAAAAGGCACCCAAAACAGTATCTTTGGGCATCAATGTTACGTTTTTCAAATCTTGAGCTGTTTGAGCAAATGCTTCTCTAACATTAAATGCAAAGCGTTGATTTTGAGCGCTTGCTCGCCCTGTGGGAGCTTTTTGAAAATCAGAAACACCTTCTTGATCTCTCTTAGCAAGAGCCTCTTCAACGCTCAATGGACCAGTTTTTTTCTGACCATTTTCGGTCCAAGTATATTCTTGCAAATTTTTTGAAGTTGGTTTTGCAGTGTACATTTTGGCAACAGCGCCCTCGATGGCCGTTGTTACCTTTTCATTCATGGCATTGAAACGCTTTAACGGATCAATGATTCCGTTCTTTTTAACGTCTGCTAACAACAATTGAGCATCTAATTTAGCCAAATCAACCTGCAATCCAGACTGAGCAGCTGAAGCGTTAATCTTGGCACGTTGTAAAGCACGTTCAAAGGCACCTTTGATCTGCTCTTGATGCAGTTTCCAGTTTTGCATCTGCTGTTCAAAGTTCTTTTGTTCAAGCGCAATCCGGTCTTGGTTGCCTTGCTTGTGACCTTCAAGCACACCAGACATGGCTTTCAAGGCACCAACGCCGCTTAATTGACCTGCACCACCCATCATCATGCCGGCAATAGGTAACAGCATGGCGAGATTCTTCATACCATCAGCCGTCTCAGCCGAGTATTGAATGGTTGGAGGCGGTGCCATCAACTCTTTTTCATACTTATCATAGACAGCAAGCTGCCCACCAGCAGAACCGCGAGCAGACTTTGCTTTTAATTCAGCAGCCTTTACGCCAAGCTCACCTTTTGTCTTAGCAAATTCTTCTTCAGCCGCTTGCATTTTTTGATAAGCAGGTTCAGCCGTTTCCTGAGATTTCTTCAGAATTGCAGTAAACCCGTCGGAGAGAGCGTCAAGTTCGGCCATTATGCTACTCCTGGGTTAGTTGCGCTTTGCGGTGTAGAAGCACCCATGCCAGCAAGTTGTTTATAAAGATTTGCAGCAGCATCGTTAGCTTGCTGTGTATATTGCAATGTCGTCGTTAAGCCGGCAACACTGCCTTGTAATTCTTGTTGAATAGCAGAAGTCATCATTGGATCTGCGGCACCCAGCACGGCCAAGGCATTTGTAATGTCGCTTGCCAGAGCTTGCTCATAAAATCTTTGCTCGGCAGCAGCGGTCTGAATAGCACCAACACCACCTGTTTTCTCAGCAGCTTGAGCCAACTGTGCGCGTTGAGCTTGAAGTGCTTGCTGTTGAGCAGCCGACAAAATGCCCTGTTGAGCCTGAGTAAATTGAGTTGTGCCAGCCGTATAAAGAGGCTGCGCTAAAGCACGCGTGTCAGCGGCAGATTTGGCATACATATCTTTGATTTGTTGACCAACTTCTTGAGCCTGTTGCACGGCTTTTTGCTGTGCAGCATAACCTAAAAGGCCACCTAGAGCCGACGTTAAACCCTTCAAACCACCAAAGTTTTTAAGAAGATCCGACAAGCCGCCGGTTGCAGTTGCTTGGCCCGTTGTGTCATACAATTCGCTTGTTGGTTCAGCGCCTTTAGGCCCAGCAAATTGACCAACAACGCCTGGCAATGGTTGTCCAGCTTGTTGAAACAGAGCTTGCAAAGACTGAGATGGTGCTGCGCGGGTTGGAGCTTGAACGGGCGCTCCTGTGCCTGGAATAGAAAAACCACCACCGGGCGATCCAGCAAAAGCAATTGCCGGAACAGCAGTTTGAGCTGGAAAATCTGCTTGAGTAGGCGAAAAAGAAGAGAAGTCAAAAGTGGGCGCGTAACCCTGTTCAGTAGCAGCAAAAGATTGCGCTGGAGCAACAGGTGTTGTTTGAGCAATGTCAAATTGTGGCTGTGGGCCAATGTTGTAACCGCCTACTTGACCGCCAAAATCACCAGCGGTGCCAGTTAAGCTAGGGTCAAACGGTATATAAAAAGCATCACTCATTTACGCCTCCGCTGCCCCAACATTTCTGAGCGAGCCTACGTTCCAAACATTTGATTTCTTGCCTTCAGAGTCAGAAGAACCAAAGACAGATCCGCTAGGAGTATAGCCTAAACTCGGTGCAATTGACAGAGATTGCCCCAAGGTCGGGCTAGGCAATGGTCCCTGCAAGCTCAACCCCGGCTGTATGGGCGGCGTATAAGTAGGCGTAGAAGATCCACCAGAAACAGATGGCAACGCATAACTTGCCAATTGGCTTGCGGCAGTGCCAATCGTTTTTGATTCGCTTGCCGGAATCCCTGCTTCTTTTGCAAATCCAGAAGCCAGACCGCTGATTCCGCCGAGTTCCACGCCTCTTAAACCTGCTTGCAAAGCCGTGCTTAAAGGCGCACCACCCGCTAAAGCACCGGCAAAAGATCCTGCTCCCTGTGCCGCAGCTCCCGTAGCACCAGATCCTAGAGCCGCCGATCCGCCGACGTTTGGCTGTACAGGGCCGTAAACATTTGCAGAAGGCTCTGCAAGAGCACTGCTTACTTGCGCTCCAACACCTGCGCCAACACCGCCGCCAACACCGCCCGTTAAGGCACCTTTGGCAATGTCACCACCAGAAACAGCAGCGTTAACAGCACCTTCACCAGCACCAATAATAGCACCCGTTTCAATCGCACCGAGCGTGCCTTCAGCCAAAATACCCGCGGCTGCAAGGCTGCTTCCGACAAAGCTGCTAATTGCGCCGCCGAAAACCGTCTCTGCAAGGGGTAAAACTATGGCTGCTGCTGGCATTATAAATCCACCATGAATTGATATACCGGCTTTTTCTGGCCTGAGATGGTCTGATGACCTTGGCTGATCTTAACCGGCAAACCTGTTTCCTGAGCCATTTTAACAAACGCAGGGCTTTCGGCATAGGTCACAGCCTGTTTGTAACCCATCTGTTTGAGGCTGTTCACGCCTGCTTTGAACCGTTTCACAAGCGTCTGAGGATCTTCCACCGTGAAGGTATGGAACTCGACCGTGCCGGCCTGTTTAGGCATTATACTAAAGACGGTATCGCCAATGCGAAGCAGCTTTATGGAGCCTTTTTGAACCAGAGCAGCCAAAGCGTTCACGATCTGATCCGCATTTCCACCCGTTTCTTTTTCGGCAGACTTGCGAATGATGTCAGGAGTAGGCGTCACCTTTTTAGCCGCAGGTTTACGAGGCCCACGGATGCTGCCCATGTCTTCCATCTTGGTCTTGAGCACTGGTTCTGCCGGAGTAACCATCAGTTCAATCCTAACGCTGCTGCTATCTGTTCATGGATAGTCAAATGCTGTCCTAACCAATCATAGAAGTCGTCTTGTTTTCCAAAGTCAGCATCTAACATATTGAAAGGATTAGATAATCCTAGTTGAGCTGCAAAAAACTGATGTTCAACTTGATGCGCTTGCAACCAGTCGTCCAGATTGTCTGGATCTGCTTCATACAACGGATAGGCTGGAACCGCGATGCCTTGGTCAAAAAACGTGTCGCGGAACAATTGATGTTGCAACGAGTTCTCAAAGAGGAAACGCTGTAGCCCTTCCTTGTCACCAAACTCAACGATGGATAACGTGTCGAAATCCAATTTATTTGTCCGCTTTGTTGTCCAGTTTATCAAAAATGCGTTGTACGATCTGTTTAATCTCATCAAGTGCTACATGGAAGTCGCCTTTGCTGACGTATTCCGTGTGTAACTCTTTTTCTATCTCTTTCATGTCCATCTGAAGCTCTTGAATGGCTTCCCAAATAACTTTCAGAACCCATCCAACAATGGCTCCGACGATACCGATCAAGAGGTTGATGAGGTTCTGATCCATATTATACCGCGTAGTAAGGGATTTTGACGTTAGTGCCGTTAAGATTGATTGTCAGATAACCTGCCGGAACTAAAGGCAGTGAAGGCGTTGCAAATGTGGCCGTGGAAGATGTGCCAGCAGCCAAGTTCGCAATTGTTACAGTATTGTTAGCATTGATCGTCAAAGCATCCGATGTGCTTGTTGATCCATTTGCTAAGAAATGAACGGCATTTGCGCCATTGGTGCCAATTGTTAAATCAGAATTAGCTCCAGATTGGATAAATGTAGCATTCGGCAAGGAAAAGCTGTTGTTGGGGAAACCCGCAGCTACATAGCTATAATTGGAACTGTTTATTCCAAAATCAGCGTAAATTGTGCCAAGATCATTATAAAGAGAATAAGCACCATAAGCAGTGTTAGAAGTTAATTTGTTTTGCACTGCGACATAAGAATAAGTTGTTGCATTGCCAACAAAACTTGCAATCAAGCCCGTGTCATTTGTGATGTTAGCAGCGCCACCAACGGATAATGTGCCGATGTTAGATGAAGCGCCGCTGTAAGTAATATTTGCAGAAGTTAGATTTGCTGTACCGCCAGTGATAGCTACCGCATTGGCGTTCTGCGTAGCCATCGTACCAAGGCCAGTCACGTTACTGGAAGGAACAGATGTCAAGCTAACCGTGACGTTACCAGTTAATGCACCACCACCTGACAACAAGCCAGATGTGAGCACGTTAACGGTGTTAGGTACAGCGCCGCTTACCGCGCCAACCGAGATCGCAATCGCCGTATTGGACGCTGCTGTGATCTGACCCTGAGCATTGACCGTGATGGCCGATACAGTGTTTGCATTTCCGTAGCTCCCTGCTGTGACCGTGGTGTTAGCCAAATTAGCCGTTACGTTGGCTGAACCGTTGAATGACGTACCTGTCAATCCGGTGCCGAGCGTTAAAGTACCTGTTGTGTTAGCTGTTACCGTGCCAGAGCCACCGAGGCTGATGGCTGTACCGTTAATCGTAACACTGCTGTTCGTCAGGCCCGTGTTCGGGATCGTTGCGTTGATTTGCGACGGCGCGATGGAGATTGTCGAGTTACTCGCTGATGTAATACGCCCCTGCGCGTCAACCGTGAAACTTCCGACGGTGCTTGCATTGCCATAAGATCCCGCTGTTACTGCCGTGTTTGCTAAAGCGATGGTACCGTTGCCCGTGATTGGGCCTCCGGTTAAGCCGGTGCCTGTGTTAATTGTTGTTACGGTACCATTTGTACCGCCACCAGCTACTTTTAACATTTATCACCTCAAAGCCCGTCGCCAGGCGTTATGTAAATAACCGCGTTTCCAGATGACGTGATTCCTGTGAAATACGCATTTGGCACAAACGATAGAATTTCATCCGT